GGCCTGCACGACACGGACGACCCGGTGGAGCGCATTGGCGTTGACCGCGCGCGACGCGCCTTGACGGACGCAGACGTGGTGCTGCTGGTGCTGGACATGAGCCGTCCGCTGACGAATGAGGACGAATCGCTCCTGCGCACGCTGCACGGGCGGAACGGCTGCATTGTGCTGAACAAGAGCGACCTGCCGCCGGTGCTGACGGACAGCGACCTGCAAGACGCGGCGGACGGCAAGCCGATTCTGACCGTCTCCGCGAGTGTTCCGGACAGTTTGCAGCCGCTGAAGAGCTACCTTGCGTCCCAAGCCGCCGTCAGCGACCAGCTCACCCTGACCCAGCCGCGCCACATCGCAGCCGCGCGCCGGGCGGTTGCCGCATTGCATCAGGCGGAGGAAACGCTGCGCAGCTATTCGGTGGACTTGGCGGGCGTGGACTTGCAGCAGGCGCAGATGGCGCTGGCGGAAATCACGGGCGATGAGGTAGAGGAAAAGCTGCTCGATGAGGTGTTCGGCAGGTTTTGCGTGGGAAAATAAACAAAATGGGCAGGCACGCCGCAAAAAGCGTACCAGCCTTTTCACTTACTTCCGCTCAATCACCGTCTGGCTGTCGCTGACGCCCGGGGTCGTCGGGTCAATCACAACGCCCAGGGTGCTCAGCAGGGACAGCAGCGCCGCGCCCAGCTGCATCACCTGCTCCTGCGCTACCGTCGTCTCAATGCCGAACAAGTCCAGCAGGTTGAACACGAACGTGCAGACGACCGCCAGCAGCGTCGTCAGCCAAACCTTGTTGCGGAAACGAAGCGACCAGTTGATTTTCATGCAATCATCCTTTCTGTGCAAATCTTTTTCTTCACGCTGGAAGAAAAATGGGAGGAAAAGCGTTTTGTTTGTGGAAATGGTACATCATCCGACAACGAAAGGGGAGATTCTGATGAAGAAACGTGTTTTGTCAGCCCTGATGGCGCTGCTCCTGCTGATTCCTGCCGCCGGAAGTGCCGAGGAAGCGCCGATGCTGCTGGAATCCTACGCTTCATGCGGCGCGCGGCAGGTGACGTTCGCCTATCCGGAAGGGTGCACGGTGGACGCGCGCGACAAGGTGGGGACGCTGGTATCCATCGACGAAAACACAAGCGTGTCGGTGGTTGTGACCAAGAAGGGCAACTCCGGCATCGACGAAATTCAGGAGAATATCGGCGATTCGTCGCTGATTCTCACGCTGTCCGACGATATGCAGCTCTACGCCACGCATGGGATTCCGAATTTCCCGTGGATGGGCAGCGATATCGTCGAAGTCGGCATCAACCTGCCCGGCGGCGTTGATGTGGTGGTGACTGCCCAGTGCCTCTATGGCGATACGGCAGTTTACGACCTGCTGCTGACCATCGTCGGCTCGCTCACGGATGCAGCGCCGCTGCAAACGTGGCTGGAGGAAACGTGGATTCCATCATTGATGCAGGAATGACCATCGGGGGGCTTGGGTGGACGCGTGTTCCACCCTTTTTCTTATGCCGCCATCCGCCCGCGAATCTCCTGCAAGCCATGCTCCGCCTCGTCCATGCGCCCCTCCAGCCGGTAGGTGCGCTCAATCAGGTTGTTGTGCTGGGCGACGCGCTTTTCCAGCTGCGCCAAGCGGTACTGCGTCAGCCGGGAGGACGCCAGCACGCCCGCGCACGACCCCGCCAGCGTGCAGAAACCTGAAATCAGCGCCACCAGCAGCGATTCGCTCATGCGCCGCCTCCTTCCAGCGCCGCCCACGTCTGTTTGCCCACGATGCCGTCCACCTGTAAGCCCCGCTCGGACTGGAAGCCCTTCACGCTGCACCGCGTCATCGTGCCGAAAATGCCGTCTACGGCAAGGTCATAGCCCGCGCGGTTCAGCAGCGTTTGCAGCAGGCGGACGGAATCGCCCCTGCTGCCCGTGCGGAGGGTTGGGTGGGACACGCTGGACGGAGTGGACACGGCGGAATCGTCCGCAGAATTGAAGCTGCTGGTTTCAGCCACGTCCTTCAGCCAGCCCCAATAGCGCCATTTGCCGATTTTGCTGTCCGCCTTGACCGCCATGCCTTCGGTGGAAGCGTGGACGATGCGCAGCGGCGACACGCTCGTGACCAGCCCGATGTGGCAGAAGTCGCCCAGATTGTCTGAAAAGCGCGCGGGCGTTTCGGATTTCCACTTGAACACCGCCATGCCGGGACGGAGGTCGGCGGCGGATGCAATCGTACCCGAACGGGCGAGGTACTTGCGGAAAATGGTGTTGCTGCCGTGGTAGATGGATGCGCCCTGACGGCGGAACGCGCGGACGAACATGCCGGAACAGTCGATGCCGCGCGCGTCGTTCGTGCCGGGGGATGCATAGGGGAAGCCGATGCAGGCTTCAAAGTCGCTGATAAGCTGCGAAAGATTGAGCAAGCCAATCACCTCCTGATAATAATGAGCAATGGGATACTGTGCGTAACCTGTGGATAAACACGCGGAAGCAGTATGCAGATGCGACCAACTGAATCGCGCGAAAGGGTCAAGGGAGGAACTCCCTTGTCACGTCCCCATCTTCTCGATGACCTTCAGCGTGATGACGGAGGTCACGAAGCCGCCGGGGTTTGTGGGCATCATCAGCAGGGAGTGCTGACCGGAATCAACCGCGCCGGTAGACGTGCGGCGGAGGTAGGGGAGCGCATCGAGCGACTGTGTTTTGCCCCACACGCTGTATGGAATTTCCGTGCCGTCCACCAGGATGGTTTGGATGTATACGCCGTTGTCCGCCGTCATCCGCATCACGCAGGACAGCACCGACGGGTACTCATCCAGCGTGAAGGGGTGCGAAATCGGGGCGGTGTAGGTGCCGGTCGCGCGATTGCGGAAGGTCAATTCCGTCAGCTTGCCGCCGATGAGCTTGCTCGCGTTCACCTCGCGCAGCAAATCGGCGATTTCGTCCGACAGCGCGGGCTGACGGTTCGCCAGTGTCAGCGTCACCCGACCGGGCTGCCCGAACACGTCCGGAATGTGCATGGCGACAATGCGCTCCACCAGCACTGTATTTTCCTCCGGCAGCGCCAGCCGGAAACGCTGCCCCAGCCGGAAGGTATCCAGCGATTCGCCCGTGATGCGCGAGAGGTCAATGCCCTGCAGCTGCACCGTCGCGGTTGGCTGACTGTGCCGCTCCAAGTAGCGTTCCGCCACGCGCTTCAGCGTATCCGCATCCATGATTTGGTCGCTGGTGAACGTCCGCGCGGCAATGCCCCACGTTTTCGTGTCCGCCGCGTCGATGTATTCGCGCCCCAGCAGCGGGGTCAACGTTACGCGGTCAAGCCCCTGCCCGCAGCCATAGGGGAACACGCGCGTGCAGAGCCGGCTCGCGTCGCGGGTGACGCGCACGGTGCTGATGTTGCGCGTCAGCCGCCCTTCGCACGAAATTTCCTCCGGCAGCTTGCGCAGATGCAGCTTCCACGGCAGCTTCGTCTGGTCGAACGCCCAGCAGAGGTTCGCGGGCAGCATGTCCAGCAAGCTCGTCAGCGCGGCGTAAATTGACTGCGTCTGCCCAATCGCGGAAATCACCAACCCCTCGTCCGCCTCGATGTCGCCCACCCGCCAGCGGATGCGCGTCTGGTAGCTCAGGATGCGCTTGAGGATGGTCTGCACGTTCTCCGCGTACGTCAGCGCGGGCAGCATGTCGTCCGCCAGCGTTGCCATCCCGTGCTCCAGCTGCACCACGCGCCGCAGCCCCGGCTCTTCGCTGATGCTGGAAACGCGGTAAATTTCGTCATCCCCGAAGCCGTCATAAAGGCGCACGAAGTCCCGCACACAGACGGGCGCATCCTCCGGCGGCAGCACCATTTCCGCCATCGACAGCGGCTGAAGCGAACGGTCAACCGTCAGGCGAATCGGGTGCAAATCCGCGCGCGGCTTCATTTTGTCGTCCAGCAGACACGGCAGATTCATCAGCAATACCTCCCTTTGCACCGCCCGGACACAAACGCCGCAGCGCTGGCTTCCACGCGGATTTCGTTCAGCACACCCGGCCGCAGCAGCAAATCATCCGCGCTTTCGGGCGTGCGATAGGGCAGAATGGACACTGTGCTGTCATTCGACACCATTTCCGCCGCGAAAACGCCCGCATTGTGGTGAATCCGAATTGCCGCGCCGGGGGCAAGCGTCAGCCCCTGAAAGCTGATTTTCCCCGCGGCGGATATGGTCAGCGTCGTGATGGCAGTGTCGCCAATGTTGCGAATCAGCAGGTTCAGCGGCGTTTCGGGCGCGTCGCCGGGGACGGCAAGGAGCTTAGACGGCGCATCGGACGTGTTCGGCATCAGGAAACTTGTCTCCGCCGCGTCCTCCCAGTAGGGGCAGGAGAAGGCGGTGAAAACAAGCGAGAGCGTCTCCAGCCAGTTGAGCGTGCTCATGGTCGGATACTGTGTGCAGACGACGCGCAGCACCCGCTTGCCGTCCTCATGCAGCGTCAGCACGCCGCCCGCTTCCGCCCACGCCGCCACAAGGTGCAGCAGCTGATGCCGCGCGGCGATGTCGTATTCCTCAATCAGGAAGCGGACACGCAGGGACAGCTGCTCCCGCTGGCGGCGCAGCAGGTGCAGCCCGCCGCCGATGCGGCTCGCCGTCACCGTCCGTACGGCGGGCGCAAGCTCCTCCACATCCAGCAAGTGAATCCGCGCGTCAAGGTCGTGCAGGGTTGTGCCGTTCAGGGCACAGTAAAGTCGGTCAGCCAAGGGAAATGCCCCTCCTTCCTTATGTGTACCTCCTTATGTGTACCTCCGCTGATTCACCTGCCGCGCGATGATGGCGGAGATAATCGGCGTGAGCGCCTCCGCCAGCGCGTCGTAGTCAATCTGCGGCGTTTCAGCGGATTCGGGATTTTGCGGGGCGTCGGCAAGTACGTCAGGCTGCGTCATGCGTCTCCTCCTTCCACCAGTACAAGCGCGCGGGCAGATTTACGTCGCTCTGCGCCAGAAACGTGAAGGGCAGCCTGCCCGCGCCATCAGGCACACTCGTCAGCGATGCGCCGGAAATGCAAAGCGGGTTGCGCAGTTCAATCACCAGCAGCCCCCGGCTTGTCGTACCAATCCAGCATAGGCGGGAAAGCGGCTTGCGCGCCTGCTTCGGCGTGAGGGTCGTTACGCGCTCGGTCATTTCCGTGTCCGACGGCAGCAGGCGCGCCAGATTTTCGGGCGTTACGTCCAGCATTGTGCCGCTGAGGGTAACGCGCCAGTCAATCAGGCGGATGCTCCCGGCAAACGGCAGCCGGTGCGAACCGCTCTCCGGGTCGAACTCGCGCGGCACAGCGCGGAAGATGCCGCCGCCGCACGTCGTGCCGATGCGCTTCGTATCATCCGCGACGGCCTCCGCCATGCAGTCCAGCGGGTCGCGGCTGGAAAGCGCCTTGTCAAGGTCAAAGCCGCAGAGCAGCATCCCTTCGCCCAGCTGCAAGCACTCGGCGGACGCGGGATGATGGGAAATCAGCAAAGAAACTCCTCCTTTCGCAGGGAATAGCATTGATTCGGGTAGTGGGTGAACGCCATCGTCATCCGCAGGACGGTGATGCCGCCCTTCTCATGCCCGATGGCGCATTGGGGGGATTGCAGCAGCGCCAAGCCGCCGCCGTAGTGCACCAAACTGCCGGAAAAGCGCATCACCCGCGCCATTTTCTCGGCGATTCGCGTGTGGCTGTCCCCACCGCGCTCATAGCAGCAGAGGGTGATTTCGCCCGTGCCGCCGAACGCCGCGGGGATTTTGGCGGATACCACCGCGTATGGATGCGGTGCGTCCGGCGGAACAGTTCCTTCATAATATACATCGCCCAGCAGGGCGGAAAAGCGGCTGACCAGCGCGCGAAGCAGCGTCATGCGTCCGCCTCCATTCTCTCCAGGCGCACCTCGGCGTAGGGGAACCCCGCGCCCAGCGGCGTTCGCCTGTCCTCCGGGCGGGAGCAGACGCGGTAGTGCGCGCCGTCCTTCTCGCGGCGGATGATGTCGTCCAATTTCAGCGGCGTTTCCGGCGGGCACAGCAGATACGGTGTCACGCGGATGAACGGTTTTCCGCCGCGCTCGCCCTCTTCGCCCAGCGCATCCGCCAAGGCGGCGCGGAAGGGATGCTCGGTCACATCCTGCTGGAGCTGCCCGCCGTACGGGTCGGGGCAGGAAGCGGATTTCAGCAGCGTAAACGGCTCGAAGTAGTCCGTCAGCATCAGCCCTTCACCTCCGGGAACATCCGCAAATACGGGCGCAGGCGGCGCTCAAAGACCTTTTCCCATGCACTGGAACTCTGGCTGCGGCTGTACGAGCCGAATTTCTCCGTCAGCAGCGTTTCGTCCGGGTGCTTGTCCGCCCAGTCGCGAATGTCGCGGCACAGGCGCAGGAAATCCGCCGTCGGGGACAGGAGATGGAGCAGTCCGCGCCAGCTCCCATCCGCCGCATCCGGCAGTTTCCCGTTTTCGTCCAGCTGGTGGACGCCATCGAGCGAGCCGGAGCCCTCGATGGCGACCCACGCGCCGGGCGCAAGAGGCGGGTCAAGGTCAATGATGCCGTCCGCAACGGTGAACGTGCCGGTCAAAGTCGACGCAATGAAGTAGTTGCGCATCTGCCGCATCACGTCCTGTACGGTTACGGTCATCAGGGGAATCCTCCTTTCGGATTAAGCCGTAATGGTGTGGATATACACGCCATCGGGCTGCACG